TGGAGGAACCGGGTAAAGTCCTGCGGTCCTTCCCCCGGATCATAGATGACATTAAGGTCAGCGTCGGTAAGGGGCTGGTGGACGCATTCGGCCCCATAATCCTAAAGTCCTATGACCTGGCCAAGGCTATTAGCCAGGCCCTCCAGCCCGGAGGCAAGCTGGCCCCGATGTTTGGTGCTATCGGGGACGTGGCCAAGCGGGTAGCCCGGCCGGTCGGCGCGCTGGTGGACCGGATAACCGCCTGGGTCAAGAATCTGGACCCGGCCACCGTGGACCGCATGACCCAGGCCGTTAGGCGATTCGGCCCGATCATGGCCGCCGCTGGCGCGGGCCTGGCCATATTTGCCGGACGCCAGCTAGGGCAGAATATCCCCGTGGTCGGCCAGGCCCTCCAGGGCCTCACCGGCCCGCTGGCCAAGGTCGGGACTGGGTTTATGAAACTGCCTGGCCCGGCCCAGGCAATCCTGGCCATATTCGGCCTGCTCATGGCCGTGAGCCCGGAGTTTAGGTCCGCCATCATGGACCTGGCCCGGTCCATTCTGGCCGCGCTAAAGCCCGCGCTGCGGGACCTCGGGGGGCTGGCTAAAACCCTCGTCCCCGTGGTGGTGGACCTGGCGCGGGTCCTCGGCCCCGTCCTGGCCGTGGCCGTCCGCGCCCTGGCCGCCGTGATCCGCGCCCTCGGCCCGGCCCTCACCCCGCTAGCCGTGGCCTTTATGGCCATAGCCGCAGGCGTCAAGGTCTATAACGCCGCCCTGGTGGTCCAGGCCGCCCTCACCAAGGGGTCTATTGCTGCCCTGGTGGCCCAGAAGGTGGCCCAGATAGCCACCACCGTGGCCACTAAGGCCATGACCATAGCGCAATGGCTACTGAATGCCGCGCTGACCGCTAACCCTATCGGGATAGTCATTGTCGCGCTGGCCGCCCTCGGGGCTGCCTTTGTCCTGGCCTGGACGAAATCGGCCACATTCCGAAATATCGTTACCGGCGCATTCCGGGCGGTCCTCGGAGCGGCTACCGCCGTCTGGAATTGGCTTAAACGGAATTGGCCGCTACTGCTGGCCATCCTGGTGGGGCCGTTTGCCGTGGCCGCCCTCATGATAGTCCGGCACTGGGGGACCATACGGAATGCCGCCAGCGCCGCGTGGAATTTCCTACGGAATATCTTTAACCAAATTCGTAACGGTATCGGCAGCGTCGGCCGGGCCTTTGAGGGGGCCGGGCGTGTAATCGGCCGCGCCATGTCGGCCGTGCGGAATGCTGTAGCTGGCCCGCTGCGGGGGGTCGCATTCCAGATCATAAACCCATTCCTGCGGGGAGCTAATAAGCTACTGGGAAAGATCGGCCTGGGCATTCCGCTAATCCCATCGTTTGCCACGGGCGGACGCCTCCCCGGATACGGAGGCGGGGACCGCCGCCTAATCCTGGCCGAGGACGGGGAAACTATCGTCCCCAAGCATCTGGCCAAGCGCCGGGACTTTTCCGCCTGGGCCAGGTCCCACGGCATCCCTGGTTATTACCAGGGCGGGGTGGTCGGCCCGGACCCGGCCTGGAATCCCATTAACTGGGCGGGGGGCCTGGCGCGTAAGGCCGCAGGCGGATTCACCAAGCTAGGCCAGATGGCCAAGGACGCAATTGTGGACCCCGTGCTAAAGCTGGTGACCAGGGCCGCGTTTGAGGCGTTTAAGATCGGCGTTAAGCCATTGCGCGCCCTGGCCGAGCCCAGCGCCAGGGCCAAGGTGCCGCCCCACCTATTCCTGGCCGCTGGCGGCAAGCTGACCCTAAAGGCCATTGACGGCCTGGTGAAATTCCTAGAGGAAAAGATAGCCCCGGACTTTGGCGACGGGCCGGGCGTGGCCGCGCTGGCCGCCGAGGTCATAAAGCGATTCCCCGGCCTGGTCATAACCTCGGCCATGCGCCCAGGTGACCCCGGCTACCACGGTAAGGGCCTGGCGCGGGACCTCGGCGGGTCCGTCCCCCTCATGAACAGGGCCGCCCGCTGGATGAATGAAACAATGGTCACCCAGCTACTAGAGGGCATCCATAACCCCGGATTGAGCGTCAAGAATTACAAACGGGTCCCCGCGTCATTCTGGGGGAGCGGGACCTGGGCGGGCCACGCGGACCATATCCACATGGCCGCCGAGGCCAAGGGGGGAGGCGGGGCCAGTTTCGGAGGCGGGCCTAGCGGATTGCGGAAGATCGTAGACGCCGTGGCCCGCAGGTTTGGCGTCGGCTGGGCCGTGAATCTGGCCATGGCCCGGCTTAAGCAGGAAAGCGGCTATAACCAGCGTGCCGTCAATAAGTGGGACATTAACTGGAGGCTGGGGCATCCCTCCGTCGGCTACGCCCAATTGATCCGCCCGACTTACCAGGCATATTCCGGGCCTTACCGTGGGCGCGGGGAGCACCTATATGGCGTGTCCATTGATCCCTGGGCACAGATATTCGGCATGTTTAATTACTCGATTGCCCGTTACGGCCGGTCGGGGCTGAATCGCGCCTGGAGCGGGACCCAGGGATATGCCCGAGGCGGAATCCTGCGGGAGCCGGTATTTGGGCTGGGCCTCCACACGGGCACTCATTACACGTTTGGGGAACGTGCCCCAGGCGTCCCCGAGCTATGGTCCCCGCTGCGGGGGAATGGCCCCCAGCCGACTGCCCAGGGCCAGCGCCCCGTGGTGGTCAATGTGTACCCCCAGAGGGGCCAGTCAGAGGTGGAGATAGCCGCCGCCGTTAGCCGCCGTTTGCAATGGGCCACCGCCACCGGGAGGGCGTAATGGCATACCCACAGATAGACCACCAGCCGCCCCCGGCCAGAATGGCGCTGGACGCCCGGACTGGCTGTGTCCAGATAACCGCGCTGCCCGCGTGCGTCAACCTGGCGCTATACCGGGGTGACAGTTTCACGCTGCGGCTGGACGTGGCCTCGGCCGAGGGGGAGCCGCTGGACCTGGCCGGGGCCGAGGTGACCGCCCAGATACGGCTGGCCCCCGAGGCCGCCGACGTGGCCGGGGCATTCCTGGCCTCGGTGGAGGGGTCCTCCGTCCTGCTGCACCTCACCGCCGCCGCCTCGGCCGCGCTGCCGCCTAAAGGCGTCTGGGACGCCCGCGTGGACCAGGCGGGCCAGGTCACCACCCTGGCCGCTGGAGCCCTCGTCCTCACGCCCGAGGTGACCCGCCCGTGACCCAGCCCGAGGACCCGCGCTGGCAGGTTGCCATCACCGCCGCCGAGGCGGACCAGGTTGGCGTCCTCGTCCCAGCCGGGCCGAGGCTGACCGTCACCGCCGACCCCGCGCCGCCCTCGGTGGGCGTGACCCTCGGCGGGGACTCCACGGTGCCGGGGCCGCCAGGGCCTCCAGGACCGGCCGGGCCGCCCGGCCAGCCAGGACCCCAGGGACCGCCTGGGGAGCCCGGAGAGTCCGTCCAGGGGCCGCCTGGACCCCCTGGAGACGAGGGACCCCCCGGCCAGCAGGGGCCGCCAGGTGACACCGGCCCGGAGGGGCCGCAGGGGCCAGCCGGGGACGCGGGGCCGACCGGGCCAGAGGGGCCGCCCGGAGCCGAGGGGGACACGGGGCCGGAAGGACCCCCAGGCGGGCCAGGTCCGGCCGGGACCCCCGGCCCGCCTGGGCCAGAGGGGCCGCCTGGCACGCCGGGCACCGGGGTAACGATCCTGGGGAGCCTCGGAGACGCCGCCGAGCTACCGGAGACGGGCCAGCCGGGGGACGCCTGGCTAATCGGCGGGGACCTCTACGTCTGGGCGGACGGCTGGGAAAATGTCGGCAGCATCCAAGGCCCCGCAGGCCCGCCAGGGACGCCCGGCCAGGACGGCCCCCAGGGGCCGCCAGGACAGCCGGGGACGGCCGGGGAGCCCGGCCCCGAGGGACCGCCAGGGCCGCCCGGAGCGGACGGCGCAGACGGCCTCCAGGGGCCGCCAGGCGAGACTGGACCGGAGGGGCCAGCGGGGGAGGACGGAGCCCCCGGAGCTACCGGCCCAGCGGGACCCGCTGGCCCCCCAGGGGACGAGGGGCCGCAGGGGCCGCCAGGTCCGCCAGGGAAGGACGGGGCCGAGGGGCCGCCAGGCCAGGACGGCGCTACGGGCCTCCAGGGGCCGCCTGGGGAGCCCGGAGCAGACGGAGCCCCCGGAGCTACCGGGCCAGCCGGGCCGCCCGGAGACGAGGGGCCGCAGGGGCCGCCTGGCGAGACTGGCCCGGTAGGGCAGACCGGGAGCCAGGGGCCGCCAGGCGAGCCTGGGACGCCCGGAGCCAAGGGGGACACCGGGGACACCGGACCCCAAGGCCCGCCCGGAGATACCGGCCCAGCGGGCCAGCAGGGGCCGCCTGGGACCCCCGGAGCGGACGGAGCCCCCGGAGCCAAGGGGGACCCAGGGCCGACCGGCCCGCCCGGCCAGGACGGAGCCCCCGGAGCCAAGGGGGACACCGGGGCCACGGGGCCGACCGGGCCGCAGGGCAACCCAGGGACGCCGGGGACGCCCGGAGCGGCTGGAAATACGATCCTCAGCGGGACCGCCAACCCCACCGCTGGCCAGGGCGTTAACGGGGATTTCTGGCTAAACCGGACTACCTCCGTCCTCTACGGCCCCAAGGCTGGCGGGGCCTGGCCAGGGACCGGGACCAGCCTGGTAGGGCCGACCGGCCAGACCGGCCAGACCGGAGCCCAGGGCAACCCCGGAGCCACCGGGGCCACGGGGAGCCAGGGACCGCCAGGCAACCCCGGAGCTACCGGGCCAGCCGGGCCGCCAGGTCCGCCCGTCTCGATTGGGCCGACCGCGCCAGCTAGCCCCGTGGTGGGCCAGCTATGGGTGGACACGTCATGACCGGCCCCCGCGTCCTCGCCAGCGTTTGGTGGACCGCTGGCAATGTGGGCATTGGCGGGACCCGGAGCACCCCGGTAACCGCCGCCACCGAATCGGGGGAGACGCTACTGGCCACCGTGGGGTCTAATAACACCGGCATCGCCGTATCACAAATTACCGACCCCCGAGGCAATACCTGGACATTTGACCGGGAATTTACGGCCGGGCCTTATACGGATTTCTTTAGGGTGGACGGGGCCACCGGGGGGCCAGGTGGCGGACCCTCGGCCGCGCTATCTGTGGGGGACCTGCTGACCGTAACCAGCATGGGGAACGTGTCCGCCCAGGTGGGAATCCAGGCTGTAGCCGCCCGCGTCGGCCTAATGCCCGCCCCTCATACCTTTATCAATGCCACCGGGTCACTGACCGTCCAGACCGACATAACCCCGGCCCCAGGCGGGGACATAGTGGCAATGATGCTTAGCCAGGGAGCCGGGGGGCTGGCCGCATTTGACCCGCCCATAACGACGCTATACAGCGTCACCACCGGCCACACCTACACGTCCGGCTATCTGATGAATGCCCCCGGCCAGGCCGTCACCGTCCTGGCCCGCCTCCAGGTAGCCGCAAATAGCCGCCTGGCCGTCTACTCATTCCTGCCCGCCGTGGTCCCCAGCTATCCGCTAAAGGTCTGGGACGGGTCCGCCTGGCGGGGGGTGGCCCGGACATGACCCAGCCAGCCCCCGTAATTGACAGCTACGTGGCCGCCACCGGCAATACGGGCACTAATACCGTCCCCCTCGTCCTGACATTTGGGACCTCGGCCTATACCTCGGCGGTCCTCCCCCGCGCCGGGGACGTGCTGGTTTACCTCGGCGGGACTAACGCCGCAGCGAATTACCCCCAGAGCATAACCGACACGGCCGGGGCCGACTGGCAGGCCGGACCCCAGCCCCCTAGCAATGGGCAGGCCATCCGGGCCTTTTACGCTATCGCGCCCCGTGACTACCTGCCCACCGACACCGCCGCGATTACGTTTGGCAACATGGCTAACCAGCGCAGCGGGACCATTATTGGCAGTCCGGGCGTGGACCTGCCGCCGCTCACGTCCGCCATGGGTAACTCCGCTGGCAGCATCGCGCCCACTACCGGCCCGTTTACCGTCTCCAGCCCGGCCCTGCTAATCGGCTATATCCAGAATGGCGGCTCTGGCGGAATGGCAGGCGGACTCAGTTTCGGCCAGACGGGAGCATTCGGCTGGCAGGCGGCCACAAACCAGTGGCACGCCATTGCCCGTGAGGCCGTCACGTCCTGGGACGGGCCGCTAAGCGGGACCCTCAGCAGTAGCCAGGCATACGCGGCCCTGGCCCTGGCGCTGCCGCTGCGGCACGTCGCCTACCCGCTGCGGGCCTGGGACGGGGCCGACTGGCGGGACCTGGCTGCCACCGGGGCCAAGGTCTGGGACGGAGCTAGATGGCTGGAGGTCGCATGACCACGCCGATTACGACCCTCACCCTGGTAGCCGAGGCCGCCACCTCACCGTCCGCCACGTCCTGGGACGTGCCATTTACCACACTGGTCCCACCGGACAGCGCCCTGGTATTTGCCTACGGAGCCGGGGCCGCTCACGCCTATCTGACCTCCATTAGTGACGATTTGGGTAACCCCTGGCAGATAGCTGGCCAGGCCCCAGGTGGCCGCGTGAGTGCCATTGGCCTCTGTGAGCGGACAGTCCGTGAAATCCGCCCAGGGGACCTACTGCACCTCACGGCCACTAGCCAGATGAATAGCGGGCGGATACAGATATGGAGCCTCCCCCGAGCGGCCACCATGGCCGGGGACCCCCTCACGGCCACGTCCGACGAAACGCCAGGGACCGCCGTTAGGCTGGAGGTCCCCGCCGACCCTGGCGAATATATTTTCGCCGTCCATTCCTGCCAGAGTGCCTACACAATGGCGGACAATACCTGGCCGATACTGCGCCAGCACCCCACCACCGCGCCCATAGTCCGCTCATTCTGGCAACCGGCCACCCTGGTCCCCGAGGTATTCACCGCCACGCTGTCCGCCGTGGGTGGCTGGACCATGACCGCCATACGCCTCCGGGCCGAGGGCTGGTCCCCGCCGCTGCCCCCCGAGCCGCCGCCCGACCCAAACGCCGGGCTGGTCCCCGTCCGCTGGAATGGCACCAACCTAAACCCCGGCTACCGTGATGACGGCCTGCTGGCAATCGTCACGGACGTAGAGGGCTGGTATGGGACCCCGCCCCTGGACGGCCATAACCTGGACCGCGCCCTGGCAGACGGCGCGATCCTCGGCCCCAAGGTGATCCGCCCCCGCGTGGTGGTTATCTCTGGCGCTGCCACCGGGCCGCGTGACGCCTGCCTGGCCTTTGCCCGCGAGCTAGCCGGGCTGGCCGCGCTAAAGGCCCCCGCTGACCTGGTGATAGCCGAGGACGGCCACGAACTGGTGGCCAGCGTCCGGGCCGACAGTGACCAAATGACCCACGAATGGGCCGGGCCAGTCCTATTCCGTTACAGCGTCCCCGCCACGGCTGTGGACCCGCGCCTCTATGAGGCGGACTGGCAATCCGTGACGGTCAGCCTGGCGGGCGGGGAGGCAACCGGACGGCATTACGCCCGCACCTATGAATGGACCTATGGGGCCGCATCCCTACCCAATTCGGCGCGGATCGTTAACCCCGGCAATGCGGAAACATTTGTCTGGGCCAGGTGGGAGGGACCCCTGGGAGAATCGCGGCTAACGGACGGGGTGAATACGATAATCATGGCCCCGCTATTGGATGGCCAGGCCATACTGGTGGACACCGAAACGCTCACGGCAACCGCGCCGGGCGGGGCCACCCGCGCCAGTTTCATTCTGGCCGGGTCCAGGCCCCTGCTGGTCCCCCCCTACTCCAGCCCGACCTGGAGGCTATACGGGACCGGGACCGGGAGCATTGGCCTTATGTGGCGGGGGGCCTGGACGTGAGCCAATATCCGCCGTTCGTGCCAGGCCCGCCCACGGTCGGCATTCACGCGGTCCCATCCGTGGACGAGGTATTTATGCCGCCCCCGGCCCTGCCGGGGGAATGGACATTCTGGGCGGACCAGCTACTCCCCCAGGGCGGGCAGGGGTCCTGGACCGCCCACACCCCCCTGGGGCCGGTCCAGTGCATTGGGTTTACGTGCAATTACAAGCTAAACGGATTCGGCACTGGTGAGGCGGTAATCCCCGTGGAGGTGGGGGGCCTGGACCGCCGCGAATTGCTACGGCTGTGGGGCTGGCGTTTGTGGGCGTTTTACCGGGGCCAGCCGGTATGGGCCGGATTTCCGACCGGGCTAGATGACGAGGGCGGGTCCGCTGTCACCGTGTCATTTACGGAGCTAATCGGTTATACCTGGCGGAAACAACACGCCATGACGGCTAGCTACCGCCAGCGGGAGCAAATGGAAATCCTCGGCAACCTGGCCGCCCGCCTGGAAAATATCGGGGTCCGCTATCGCTATAACCGGGGGCCGGGAAAACTGCGGGACCGGGATTATGGATACCTGGAGGGGACCTCCAGGGGGGAGCTAATGGAGAATCTGGCCGGGGTAATCGACGGGCCGGAATTTCGGAGTGAGTACGAAATAGACGCCACCAGCGGACGGCCCCAGGGCTACCTCACGGCCGGATTCCCCCGCGTCGGCCGCGACACCGGCCTGGGCCTGGCCATCCCTGGGGAGGGCGTGGCATTCCGCGCCCACTGGTCCACGGAAATGTCACGGACCCGGACGTTTGCCGTGGGGGAGCTACCGGAGGACGCGCCCGTGAATGCGCGCCGCCCCGTGGTCATGGTCTACAATTCGCAATTCGCCAACGGCATCCCTAACTATGACGTGGTGGACGATTACCCTGGCGTCATTCTGCGGTCCACATTGCAAGAGCGCGCTAATACCAATGCCGCGATATATAAGGACCCCACCCTGGAGCTAAGCGCCACGGTCAGCGCCAGCCTGCCGCCGCTGGGGACCTATGGCGTCGGGGACAGCGTGGCGGTAGACCTCACGGACCCGCTATTGCCCTCTGGCTACCACGTAGACGCCCGGCTACTGGAAATGGCCGTGGACGCCGCAGCGGGGACCGTGGACTGGACCCTGGCCGTGGCGGCCCCGCCGCCTAATCCGCAAACGTCACTAACGGGACGGCTGGCCAGTCTCGATAGCAGGCAGACCCGCGCATTCCACCGCCAGATGGAGGCCCCGCCTCCGAATATCCCAGGGGAGTAGCCATGACCGTAGCAATGCCAGAGGGCCTACTTAGCTGGGGCCAGGCCGGGTCCTATGACGCCATAGATGACCGCATGGTGATTACCGCCCTGGCCGGGGGCCGCCTCGGCCTCGTCCGCCCGCCGACCATGGCACCGGGGGCCGGGCTAACGGTGAACCTCGGCCCCTGGCTGGCCCTGGTGAACGCCGGGGACGGGACTACCGCCGTGATCGGGGACCGGACGGCCCGCGTCCTGCCCGTGGTGGCTGGCGGGGCTGCGGCCCGGTCGGAGACGCTATGGGCCGACGTGGACGCCGACGCCGCCGACTGGCACACTCACGTCCTCACCGCGCCCGAGCTAGTGGGCCGGACGGGCCTGGCCCTCGGCACTATCGACACCCCGGCCAACGCCAACGCCGCCAGCGCCCTAGTCCTCACCCCGGCTACCCCGCTGCCGCCAGTCACCCAGCTACTACTGATAAAGCCCGAGGAAACGGCCCGGCAGAATGTCACCAGCCAATCCCTGGACCCGCACCTCCAGGCCCCGCTGGAGGCTAATTCGGATTATGCGTTTATGCTAATCGTCAAGTATTGGGGTGGCGCTGCGGGATCGGCTGGCCACCTGGCCTATAGCTGGACCATTCCGGCCGGGGCTGTCGGCTGGTATAACGCCTGGTATCTCAATACTGCCATGGCCCAGACATTCCAGAATTGGGACTTTGGCACGGATGGGTCCATGACCGCAGGCACTAACGGCATTGGGACCAGCCTGCCGCTAATCTGCTGGGGTGGCATTCGGACGGCCGGGGCCGGGGTATTTGGCCTGCGCTGGGCACAGCGAACCAGCACGGGCGTTTATACGCGGATCGGGCGCAGTAGCTCACTAGCCATTACCAAACGATAGGGAGGAATCATGACCGAGCCCGACGAAACGGCCGAGCCCGACGAGGACGAGAGGCAACCGGCCGAGCAATCCCCCGACGAGATAGACGCCGAGCCCGACGAGGACGAACGGGCCGACCCAGGCGAGGAATACCCAGGGGACGCCGAGGCCACCGACACTAATACGGAGGGCGGACACCCGTAATGGCCAGGATGCCAGGCGTAGGATTCCACAGCGTCCCCCATTTCAACCGGGGCCGGGCCTCGGCCGTAAACCTGGTGATAGTCCACCAGTTTGCCGGGGGCACCGTGGCCGCCGTCCAGAATTGGCTACGGAATCCGGCCTCTAGGGTTTCTTACCATTTCGGGGTGGGCAGGAATGGGGAAATCCGCCAATGGGTGGACACGGCAGATACGGCCTGGGCCACCGGCCCGGCTAATGCCAGGTCCATTGCCATAGGCCATGAGGCCACTAACCAGCCGCTCACCGAGGCCCAGCTAAACGCCACAGCCCGGATTATCCGCTGGGCCAGGGGCGCCCACCGTGGCATTCCCAGCGGGGCCGGGGGGATTGGCTGGCACCGCCAATTTATGCAAACGAATTGCCCAGGGGACCCCATTATTAGGCAGGTCCCCGAGCTACAGCGCCGGTCCACGGCCAGCGCGCCCGCTCCACCACCACCGCCACCGGCCCGAGGGCCGCGCTGGCTTTACGCGGAGGACTCCATGCAACTTGTGTTTGCGGATCACCCAGGCGGGGCACCCCGCGCCGCTGTCGCTATCGGCAATCAATGGAATCGTGACGGCAATACCCGCGTCCGTTTCCATTGCGCCCAGGACACCGCCCTCCGGGTCTGGACCGGCCAGGGGGCCACTATCCGAATTAGCACCGGGCCGCTGTCGCCTAACGGATTCAACATTCCGCGTGGAGTGTCGGCCTTTATCGTGCTGCGGGACGGTGGGGGGACGGCCCCGGTAGACATGGCCCTTAGCCGGAATCCGTGAACGGCCACGCCCGGACCTGGACCGCCGCGTGCGTCGGCGCGCTCATAGGCGGGGGCCTTATCTGGGTCCTGGAGGAATACGTCTTTACGGGCGGGACGCCGGGGGTCCTGCGGGACCTAATCGACTGGCTAGCCCCGCTAGCTGGCGCTGCCCTGCTGGGGTGGTGGGCCGCCCGAGGCTGGCCGCACCCGCCCGACTGGCATAGGCCGCCAGCCGCCCCAGGGCCGCCCGACGCCTCGGCCGGATAGCAGAGGCCCGCCACCCGCCCAGGACGCGGTAGCGGGCCTCTGGGGGCCGCCAGGGGCCTACTCTGCGCCGCCCGCTGGCGGCCCGTCCTTTGTCCAGGGGACCCCGCCCTGGGCCAGGTAATCCGCGTATGCCTTACGGAGTTTCGTGGGGTAGTAGGCCGCCGCCACCTGCTGGTCCGTCCGGGGCTGGCCGTGAGCGTTGCCCCACGCCTCCATTCCCTGGTTATAGACGCGGGCCGCCACCACGCCGCTGGCCCCTGGCGCGGGGGTGGTCCTCGGCGGCCCGCCGCCCGCCCGGCTATCGTCCAGGCGTTCCCCCGCCTCCAGGTAGGGGGCCAGGGCCTCGGCCAAGTCTTTGGCGTGGGCCTCCGTGAGGTCCAGCCGGACGGCCCGCCGCTGGCCTTTGCCGATCTTGACCCATAGCTCCGCTGTGGTGGTGGCCTCCGTTAGCTGGCCCTGGTGGTGGTGGTCCAGGTTGTCTACCACCTGGACCGTGACTAGGGCTGTCACCCCAGCCCCTCGGAGCGGATAGCCTCCCCGAGGCCCGCCACCGACCATGCCGACACGGAGCGGCTGGGGTAGACCCCCATGGGCGTGCTGGCCACGTAGAGCGTCCCCCCTGGGCCGCTGCCGGACTGGACCGGCCGCGATGTAATCCGCAGGTCTGGGTAGTCCTGGCAGAGCCGCTCCAGCGCCGCGTCCACCTGGCTATCTAGCGTCATGCTGTCGAGTCCTTCCGTGGTGCCAGCCAGGTAGCCCTGGCTGGGGCTGTCTACCCGCTAGGCTAGGCCCCATGACCGCGATTGACCACCTGGGCCGGGAGCCCGTCTACCTCCAGCTAGCGGGCATCCTGCGGGCCGGGATCGTAGACGGGACCTACCAGCCTGGCCGCCGCGTCCCCTCGGAGCCCGAGCTAGTGGCCGCCCATGGCGTGGCCAGGGACACCGCCCGTAAGGCCCTGCGGGTCCTCCGTGATGAGGGCCTGGTGGAGGTAGTCCGGGGCCGGGGGACGTTCGTGGTGGAGGCCGCAGCATGAGGCCGCCCGGCCGCCGCCGCCCGCCGCGCCAGGTGGTGGGCCGCCTCGGGGACCTCATGAGCCCGGACGTGCTGGACCAGGTAGCCGCCGACGTGGCGGCCCGAGGGGAAGGATCACCGATCATGGCCGACGTATTGAGGGACGGGCTGGACCCCCGCGTGATAGCGGACCTGGTGGACCGCGCCAGGGACGCCACCGACCGGGCCGAGGCCGAGGGGGACACGGACGAGGTGGCCGAGGCGGTCTATACCTTTGGCCGCTACGTGCTGGGGTGGGAGGAACTGGAGGCCGTGGAGGCCCTGCTGCCCGACCCCGCCGAGGACGGCTAGCCATGGGGGGCCACCTAATCGCCATAGCGCCCTGTTACACCTGCCGCCGCCCGTTTAGTTTCCACCCCGACCTGGTTACCTCCGTGCCGATTGACCCCAGGACCGGCCAGCCGCCCGACCTCGGGGGCACCGACCCCGCCGAGGCTGTCCGCCAGCCCCTATGCCCGTCCTGCTGCCGCCGCATTAACCCCGAGCGGGAGGCCCGAGGGCTGGAGCCGCTAGACGAGCGGGACAGCCTGGAGGTAGCCCGCCAGATGGGGGCCGAGTGATGACGCCCTGGTGGGTGGTGGTCCTGGTGGCCGTCCTCGGCCTCGTCCTCGGGGCCGCCCTCGGTTTCGGCGCTGCCGCCTGGCTACTGGGCCGCGCCCGCCAGGACGCCGAGGCCGCAGAGGGCCGCTACGAGGCCCAGGCCCGCCGCGTGGTCCGGGTCCGCCGCAGCGGGAACGGCCACCACGCCGGGCCGCCCAGAATGCCGCCGAGGCAATGAGACTGCTAACCGCCGCCGTTATCGCCGTCACCCTGGCCGTGGCGGTCCTGCTAATCGTCAACCGGCCAGGGCTGTAGGGAGGACCCATGCCCCAGGTGACTGGGTTTAAGATCACCGCCGAGCTAACGACGCTGGGCGGGGAGACGCTATGGTCCGGGTCCGCCGACCTCGGGGACCCCCAGGGCCTCGGCTGGGTCCAGCCCGCCGCTATTGCCGGGACCATAGCCGAATTGGCCAACCGGGTAGCGGACGCCCTGCGGGAGGCCGAGACTGGCGAGGAATCACCGCCCCGCACCGGGGCCGAGTATGAGTCCCCCGAGTAGACCACCGGCCGCGCCGACGCCGACGCATCCCCGCCGAGGCGTGGCCGGTCTAGCTGGGCCGCAGGCGATAGCCCGCCCGTCTGCGGGGACCCTTGGGGCCAGTTGGCGGGTAGTGGCAGAGGGCCGCTGGGGCAGGCCGGGACACGGTGAGGCTAGCCGGACGCCGGGACCCTGGGCCGGACGCGGCCAGGCGGTCCTCTGCCGCGCTGACCGCAAACGGAAGGACCCATGATCCGCCGCACGATTCCGCTGGTGATAATCCGCGCCTACCGCCGACTGCCGGGCCGCTGGCGGTCCAGCCTCGGCGGCCCGCCGTCAAGCATGATCGCATTGCAATACACCCAGCGGGGAGGTAACGGCTGGGTGGCCATCTGGCGCTGGGCTGTCCGGCCCGCCCTGCGCTGGTTTGTCGGCCTGGACCTCCAGGAGCGGGGAGGGCCTAGCTGGATGGACCCACGGGACACGTAACTGCGGAATTTCCGCACTATGGCGGCTGTGGCGTTGCTCACATAGGGGCGTTTCCCCAGGTCAGACCGTCTACGGTCCTAATATCCCAGTCCGTTCGGAGTGGGTTAATTAGGGCGTTGACCGGGTATTATGTAGGTGAGGGGGAGGGGCCAGGGAGGCCCCCCGCCTCGGGGCCTGGTGACAGGAACCGCCGTCACACCGCCCGCTCACGCGGGGCCGGGTCAGCGGCCAGATTCAGCGTCCAGCCCAGGGCTACAAATGGCCAGGCGTCACCCCCGACGCCGGGACCCATCCCCTGCGAATGGCCTAACCAGCCAGGCCCCATAGCACCTCCCACCGACAGAACGGAAGGACCACGCCATGACCACTACCGCAGACCTCAACATCATTGCCGTGGCCGAGGCCGCAGGCACCCAGGCCGGGCAGGCCGCAGGGACCTGGGTTATCGACGGCAACACCGACGCCGCCACCAAGGCCGCCATTGCCAAGGGCATCACGGACGGGGACCCCCTCGTCCTGGACGCCTACGCCACCCCTCAACTGGTGGACGGCTGGCTGGACCTGGCGGGCCTGGCCGACCTCACCCCGGCCGAACTGGTGGCCGGATTCACCGCCGAGGAACTGGACCAGGCCGTGGAGGCATACGCCATGGCCGCACAGACCGCATTCTGGGGCCAGGTGGAGACGGAGGCCACGCAATGACTGACCAGCCAAACGTGATCGTTGGCGGGGCCGAGGTGATCCGCTGGGCACTGGCCCAGGCGGACCAGGCCCACGCCGACGCCGCCACCCAGACGCCCACCGTCGTTACCCGCGCCGCCACCCTGGACGAGGCCCGCGCCCTGCGGGCCGACCTCCAGCCGGACTACCTCCACTGGTGGCTGTGCATCGTTAACTGGCCGCGTGCCCCTCGGGACGCCAAGCCATACGCCCTCGTCCTCGGCCAGCGCCGGGACGCCAGCACGGAAGGACCAGCACAATGACCGGAATTTTCGGCCCCCCGGCCGACTACCAGCCCAGCGCCGTGGAGCTTGACCTGGCGCGCTACGTTCCCACGGACGAGGCCGTGGCCGAGGCCGTCCGCCTGCTGCGGGCAACCCCGGAGGCCGACGTGGCCCTAATCCCCATCGTTGCCCCTGGCAAGGATCGGGGCATCTGGACCATGGGCCAGCCCGTGGAGACGGTCCCAGGCGTGGTGATCCTCGCCAAGGACCACGACCTCACCCCTGGCGAGATTGACCGCCAGGAATACCGGAAGGTGAGCGGCTACGGCACCGCCCGGACCATGGCCGAGACTCTGGCCCACGCCCACCTGGGCAACCGGCCAGGCGTGGCCGCCTACTCCGTCGTTAGCCGGAACGGCCACCCCGGAACCTTTGAGGCGTTCGGGGCTGGCGGACTGGTGGTGACCTCATGAGGGCCACCAGGACGGAGCGGCTGGCCGCGTTCGCTGACACCTACGGGGCCACCGTCCTGGCGGCCCTGGAGGTCTACGCGGACCACATGAGGGCCGAGGCCACCAAGGCCACCCAGGCCGGGGACTACCTGGCCGAGCACCCCCAGCCCGAGCCCGAGGCCGGGGAGGGCTACGTCATAGTGGCCCCCACCGCCCACGGCTGGACCATGATGGGCCAGGCGTTCGGCCAGGCCGCCGACCGGGCCGACGCGGCCCACCGCGCCATGCTGGCGCTGGACGAGGACGAGGGGAGGTAACGAAATGGCAGAGCCCAACTACACGCTAAAGCTGACTCTGGACGAGGCCATGATGATTAAGGCCCTGGTGGCCGACCATAAGGCCCTGCTGGAGCGGGAAATCCCGAGGCTGGACGCGGACGCCCCCGAGCGTAAAGGCCGGGAGCAGGAATACATGGTGGTGGAGCGACTGGCCCACCGCCTCTAATCACCGAGACGGCCCCCTGGGCACTCAATCCAGGGGGCCGCCGACCACGGAAGGATCATAACCATGGCACTACGAATCTACGACGGCACAGCCGCCGAGGCCGCCCGACTGGCCAGGGAGGCCGAGGGCCGCCGCCTCGGCTACGCCCGCGTGTCCACCAGTGACCAGGACGCGGGGAACCAAACCGCCAAGCTGGTGGCCGCAGGCGTGGACCTGGCCAACATCTACACGGACACCGGCTGGTCCGGCCGTAAGGCCAGCCGCCCCGAGTGGGACCGCCTGCTGGCGGACCTGCGCCCTGGGGACACGCTGGTGGCCGTCCGCCTGGACCGCCTCGGCCGCAGCGTCGGGGACCTGGCCAAGCTGGCCGAGCGGCTGGCGGACCTGGACGTGGACCTGGTGGTGACGGACCAGGCGATTGATACCACCTCGGCCACCGGCCGCCTGCTCTACAACCTGCTGGCCGCCATTGCCGAATTTGAGGCGGACCTGCTGGTGGACCGGCTGGCCGACCGGCTGGCCAAGGTGCGCCAGGACGCCAACCTCCGGGCCGCCCAGGGCGGGCCGCCGCCTATCGGCTACCGGGACGGGGCCGAGGACTGGGAGACGGACGAGGCCCACGCCGCTGTCATGCGGGACGTGGCCACCCGCCACCTGGCCGGGGAGTCATTCCACGCCGCCTACCTGGCCCAGCCCGCCATCTACGTGGAGGCCACGGAGGGGACGGGCAAGCGGGGAGGCCGCCGCCGCTACCGCGTGACGGAAAAGGCCCTCCGGGCCGCCCTCCAGCGCCCCGCCTCGGCGGGCCTCATGAGCCGCACCCATGGGGACGGCGCTGTGGAAATCCTCGGCCCCTCGGCCGTGGCGGACCCGCCGCTGTCGGAGGCAACCTGGTGGGACCTCCAGGCCGTATTCGCCAGCCGCGCCCGTGGCCGCCAGGCCGGGGAGCGTTTCTACCTCGGCCCCGTGCTGGCGTGCGGTAGCTGCGGAAACCAGCTAACGGGCGGGACGGTCTACGACCGCCGCAGGGACCCGGAGACGGGGGCCTGGGTGGTCCACAAGTCCACGCCGGTCTATGCGTGCAAGGTGGCGCACAAGATCGGGGAGGACGCGGACGGCCAGCCGGTCTATAACCGGCCGTGCCGGGGGGTCAGCATCCCCGCCGCCGACGTTCACCGCCTCGTCCAGGCCGCCGTGGAGGAATGGGCCGAGGCCAGCGATTACGCCAGCGCCGCCGCCGCCGAGCGGACGGGCCTGGACACCGAGCGGGCCGCCACCCAGGCCGCCCTCACCCGCGCCCGGACCCGCGCCGCGTCACTGGTGGCCAAGGCCAGCGCCCTGGACCCCGCCACGTTTGACGTGATGCTGGGCCGATTCCAGGACGAGGTGGAGGCCCTGGAGGCCAAGCTGGCCACGCTGGCCGCCTCCGGGCTGCCGCCCGAGGTGGTGGACTGGGACGCCCAGACGCCAGGTGAGCGGCTGGCCCTCGTCCACCGCGTCCTGGCCCCCATCACCGTCCAGCCGGGCAATGGCGGGGCCAAGGCCATCCCCGCCGCCCAGCGGATCACTCTGGAGCCGCGCCTGGCCCAGCCTGCCGCCTAGTCACCCATCCCCGATCACCCCCCCATCCTGCCCAGCCGGGCAGGTGGGGGGGCCTTTTTTTTTGACACGTACCTGGGTAAAGGTTGTATCAAGCAAACTAGCGGCCCGCCAGGTGACAGCGCCGCCCGGCCGCCAGTACAGGTCCCCCATTTGACGAACTATGGCGGCCCCTAGCTGGGCAAACGTGAAATTGGGGGGTTGACCTCCAGGTGACCGGGGGGTGAGGGTAGACGGAACGGGGACCCAACTGGTAGAGGCAGTCCGGCCCCACGGCTACCGTCCGACCGACCCACCCCGGAGCCGTGATGCAAGGTTTCCGCTGCCGCCTGGAGCCTATCCGCGCCTGGGCCGACGCCCACGACGTACTAGCCACGCCCCTGGGCCTATCGACCGCCACCGGGCTATCCCTGCGGACGCTGGAGCGGATCATGGGCCGCCATACGATCCGCACGGCCACCATGGCCGAGGTCCGCGATACGTTCCGGCGCAAGGATGGCCGCCGCCTCCCCCTCGATGCCCTGTTTGAACAGGTGGACATAGACGAGGCCGAGGACGAGGGACCGGACCTCCAGGTGGTGGGCCAATGAGCGTCACAGAGGCCGACCTGGCCGAGGTCCGCGCCCACATGCGCCAGGCCGTCCAGGCCGAGCGGGAGCCGACCCGCGCCGAGGTGGCCGACCTGGCCGCCCTGCTGGACTCCATAGCGGCCCGCCAGCGCCGGGACGCCGAGGGGGAGGCCCAGGGCCATGCTGGTTAGGCGGGTCCACGGGAAGGGCCACGCCTACTACGCGGATAACGCCGAGGGGCCGCCTACCACGCTCCGGGGCCTGGAGGGCTACGTCAAGCTGCCGGGCGTGACCACGATTCTGGACCAGCGGCCCAAGCCTGGCCTTATCGACTGGGCCGCCCGCTGCGGGGCCGAGTGGGCCATAGACAATCTGGCCCGCGTCCGCTCCAGGGCCACCCCGGCCCACGTCGTTTATGACGGCATCTATAAGGCCCGATTCGCCGTGTCCGGCCAGGCCGCCGCCAAGGGGACCACGGTTCACCGCCTAGCGGAGGCCCTGGTGGCTGGCCGGGAGGTGGAGGTCCCCGAGCCGCTACGGGGCTACGTGGACAGCTACGTGGACTGGCTGGACCGGGAGGACGTGGAGCCGCTGGCCGTGGAGGTGACGGTCTGTAACAGGGAGGTCCGCTACTGCGGGACCGCTGACCTGGTGGCCTACGTCCGGGGGGAGCCCGCCCTGGTGGAGGTCAAGTCCGGGGCCGCCGTCTACGCGGAATCGGCCCTCCAGGCCGTGGCCTACGCCCGCGCCGAGACTTACACCTCGGCCGAGGACCAGGGCCGGGAGCACCCCCTAAAGGATCTTGCCAACCTCCAGCGGGGCTACGTCCTCCACGTCCGGCCGGACGGCTGGGACCTGCGCCCGCTGGATATCGGGGACGGCCCCTGGGACTGGTTTACGCGGCTGGCGTGGCTGCACTGGCACGCCGACGAGGCGGATAGCTGGGTGGGGGAGGCCCTGGAGCCGCTGGCATTGCGGGCCGCGTCATGACCGCCCGAGTCTGCGCCTGCGGATACGCCGCCCCCTCGGAGAGTTTCTACGCCCTCCACCGGCTGTGGGCGCATACGCCTAGGGACCCCCTCGGCGGCCCCAGGCGGCCCCTGGAGGGCCTAACGGACCCTGCCAGGTCCGATCACCCAGACGCCACGGGCCGCGCCCCAGGATGCCACCGAGGGACGCGGCCCGACTCCGCTACCGATACCACCGGAAGGATACCCCGCCATGATGACGGCCACGCTCCACCAGGTCCGCCGATGCCAGGTCAAATGGTTTCCCAGGGACGAGGCCAAGGGGGTAGGCCCCTGGGTCACCGTCCGCCTGGAGGATGACGCGGGCAACCGGGTAAACCTCGTCATGTTCGGGGAGGACCAGGCTAAGGCCCTCATGGTCTGCGGCCAGCGGGGGGCCTACCTGCTGGCTACGGGGGGCCGGGAGAGTAGCGTGGCCGACCGTGACACCGCGCCCGCCGTGACCCAGCGCGAGCTAACGCCATGACCGCCGCCGCCGCCGAGGGCCTGGACGTTAGCTCCGATCTTGTCCGCTGGGCCGCCGAGGCCGAGGCCGCCGCTGGCATTGCCCGCGCCCTGGTGGGGACCGCGTTTATCCCTACCAGTCTCATGGTCTACAACGGGACCGGCCAGCGCCGCCAGATTGACCATGACGCCAGCGTGGCGCAGGTGACCGCCGCCCTGCTGACCGGCCAGGAACTTGGGTTTAGCCCCATGGCCAGCCTGCGGTCCATTGACGTGATCCACGGGACCCCGGCCCTCCGGGCCGCCGCGCTGCGGGGCCTGCTCCAGGCCCATGGTCATGACCTCTGGGTGGTGGAGACGACCGCCACCCGCGCCATAGTCAAGGGCCGCCGCCGAGGGCAGGCCGAATATCCCACCCCCTCCACCTGGACCATTGACCGCGCCGCCGCGCTGCGGCTGCCGTCGTTCAATAACCCAGACGGGCAATGGCGCAGGCAACCGGCAAACATGCTGGTGGCCAGGGCCTCGGCCGAAATGGCGCGCTGGATAGCCATGGACGTGCTGCTGGGCCTGCCCTACGTGGTGGAGGAACTGGAGGACGGGGAGCCCGCCTCCCCCGAGGACGGCGCAGACGGGCAACCCTCACAGCCCGCCGCGCCTAAGCGGAGGACGGCCAGGCGCAGACCTGGCGGGCAGTCAGCGCCCGCGCCCGGCCGTCCCCGCGCCGTGGCCGCGCTGGCACCGGCCCCCGAGCCGCCCCAGGACGCTGCCGACGCGGCCCCCGAGCCCACCGGGCCTAGCCCGGAGGGGGCACCCCCCGGTCCCCAGGACGGCCCCTCTACGGCCGACACCGGGGACCGGGGGGCCGCCGACGCCGAGGCCCCGCCGATGCGGGAGGCACAGCGCCGGGCCATTTGGGCGGGCCTGCGCCGCCTGGACCCCGAGATTACGCGGGAGGGAGCCCACGCCCGGATTTCCGAGTGGATAGGCCGGGAAATCCACACGTCAAACGCCCTCACCGAGGCCGACGCCAGGACTGTCCTGGACGCCATCACGCGGGCCGAGGCCAAGGCCGCCGCCGAGGCCGCCAGGGACGCCGACGCCGCCCAGCAGGCCGAGGACCAGGACTGGCCACCGGAGCCCTCCCATGATGACTGACAAGATGCTGGACGATATCGCCCAGCGCGCCGCCCTGTTCACCGATTACGGGGACCGGGCCGCCCTGCGCCCGGAGGACGTGGTGGACCTCATGGCCGAGGTGCGCCGCTGCCGTGACAATGAGGCCCACCTGGTCCTGCTGGTCCGCCAAGGGCTGGACCGCCTCGGGGAGCTAGAGGCCGAGGCCCACGCCGCCGCCCAGGACGCCGCCGAGGCCAGGCGGGAGGCCGACCTGGCGCAGGCGGACGCCGCCATGGGCCAGCTAGCCCAGGGGGAGCACCGATGACGGCCAACGGACACGGCCAGCGCGCCGACCCGCCGCACGGCCCGGACACTCACCCGCCCACCACCGTGGCCCAGGCAGAGGCCACCATGGGGGACGCTATCGCCGTGGTCTGGGCCATGGCGTGCAGCGCCCACGGGGAGGCAATGGACGTTATCGACCGGACCCGCTGCCGGGGCTGCCTGGCTATCCAGCTAGGCATGGTGGCCCTCTACCTGGCGCAGACCGGGCCGGGGGACCTGGAGCCCGACCCGGACGATATCTGCGGACTGCCCAAGACCACCGACGCCTACCGCCTGGTGATCCGCCACGGCCTGGAGAGCCTGGGCGGGGGGAGCCTGGCGGACTACGGGCCATGACCCGGCCCGAGCCCAGGCGGGTCCTGCTATCGCTGGAGGACCAGCACTGGGCCGCCATAGTCGGGGGCCGCCGCCAGATAGAGGCCCGCCACCTCGGCCAGCGCCACGCCGCTGGCGGCAACCTGGACGAGTGGGGCAATGACCTGGAGGGGGCCGGGGCCGAGCTAGCCGCCGCCCGCGCCCTCGGGGTGGACTGGCCCGCCAAGGTCGGCGCGGGCCTCGGCTGGGACCTGGACGTGGCGGACGGGGTGGAGGTCCGCTGGACCCGGAATCCCCACGGCCCGCTACTGCTGCGGGTCACCCATTGCCCGCCCGGCCACTACGTCCTGGTGACCGGCTACCTGCCGCGCTACCTCGTCCTGGGCTACCGGGACTGGCCCTGGCCGGACCCCCGCCGCGTCCCCTCGGCCTTTGACCCCGCCCGCCATAACTGGAGCCTGGCCCAGGACGCCCTGGAGCCGATAGAGCAACTGGAGGCCCTATGCCACCCGCTAGCCCGCCCGAGCCGCCGCGCATAGCCCGCCTGCCCCACCGGGAGCCGGACGGTCGGCCCATCCCCTGGTTTGCCTACTGCCCGAGGGACGGGGAGCCAGATTTCCGCGTGGTCCGCCCTGGCGCTGTGGGCATTGCCCTAAGCGCCGGTATCTGCTGGGTCTGCGGGACCCTGTTTGACGCCCTGGAGCCGAGGCATTTTGTCATTGGCCCTATGTGCGTGGTCAATAGAAACACCGGGGAGCCGCCCGCTCATGTGGAATGCGCCCGCTACTCCGTCCAGGCGTGCCCATTCCTTAGCCGCCCGAATATGCACCGCAGGGACAGCGGACTGCCCGAGGGCACCCACACGGCCCAGGGCTATATCCCCCGGAATCCTGGGGTGGCCGCCATCTACATAACCGAGGCCGGGGATTACCAGCCCTATAAGGTCGGCCATGACCTGCTAATCCGCCTCGGCCAGCCCAAGGCCGTCCGCTGGTGGGCGCTGGGCCGGGCCGCCACCCGCGCCGAGGTGCTGGCCTCGTTTGAGTCCGGCCTGCCCGCCCTGCGCCAGATAGCCGAGGCCGAGGGCCAGGACGCCCTGGACAGCCTGGAGGGCCTGGAGGCCGCCGCCCTGCGGCTGGTCCCAGCGTGACCGCCTACACGCGGGGCCTGGGCTACGAGGACCGCGCCGCCACGGCGCTGGCCCAGGACGGCTACGTGGTCTGGCAGGCCAAGGGGTCCAAAGGGGCCGCCGACCTCATAGCCCTAAAGCGGGGCCAGGTGCTACTGGTCCAGGTCAAAGGCTGCCGGGAGCGGATCACCGGCCAGGGCTGGAATGAGCTACTGGACCTGGCCGAGCGGGTCGGCGCGCTGGCCCTGGTGGCCGACTGGCCCGAGTGGCAGAGCTACCGCGCCGGGCCTATGCGCCTGCGCCGGATCACCGGCCGCCACGCGCCGAGGTCCCCGCGCTGGCTATGTGAGCCGTTCACCACGGACGAGGTGGCCCGCCCGGCCGGGGCCTGCGCCACCCTCGGCCTGGTCCCCTACCCGCACGCCCGGCCGGTCTGTGACTGTGGGAGGCCCGACTGCCCGAGGCCGGGGACCCAGCTAACCCTGGACCAGGTGGAGGGCTAGGTGGACATGGCCTGGCAGATGGTAGAGGCGGTCCTGGACCAGGCCCCAGACCTGCCCGCCCGCCCGCTGCGGGTCCTCGTCTGCCTGGCCGCCGCCGCCTCGGCCGACACGCGCCAGTCCAGCCCTGGGATAGACAAGATCAGCCGCCAGGCGCATTGCCCGCGCCGGACGGCCCAGCGCGCCCTCCGCGTCCTGGAGGCCCTGGGCCTCGTCAAGGTGATAGCCGAGGCCGCACCCGGCCGAGCCCGTATCTACCTCGTCCTGCTGGACCCGGTAACGGGTGACGCCCAGGATGACACCCGTTCGGGTGACACTCAGATGACACCCGTAGAGGGCCTAACGGGTGACACTGTTAACGGCACCCGTGGAGGTCTAACGGGTGACACCCTAGATGACACCCGTTCGGGTGACAGACGGGTGACACCTAGAGCGCGCCCTATGGGTGACACCCAGGATGACACCCCTACCAATACCGGAACTACCGAGGGACGCCCGCGCCCGCCCGCGCCCGCACGCCCAGCCGCACGCGCACAGCCGCCGCCAGACCGGGAGGACGCCGACTGGTGGAGGCGGGGGCCAGGTGCCCGCCAGGAGCGCCCAGGACGCCCGGAGCCGCCCTACCGGGGGCCGACCCGACCCGTCCCCCCTCGGAGCCCAACGGACCCGGAGGTGACGGCACGGGGAGCCCGCCGCGCCAGGGAGCTACTGGGCTACGCCGACCCGCACGCCGACCCCGAGCCCGAGGACGCGGACGAGGGCCAGCCCGCCGCCGACACGCCCGAGGCGCAGGCGGACGAAATGCCGGACTGGTGAGACGCCGGGGGCCGCCCACCGTGGGGGGGAGACGGCAGACGGCCCGGCCGGACCCGCCCGCTACGCCCCCGTAGCCACCGGGTCCGCTGCCAGCCTAGACCTCCAGCCGGGTAGAGTCAGCCCTAGTCAGCGCCCACCCACCCCGGAAGGACCGCCCATCATGTCCGCAGCCAGACAATTGGCGGTAGTCCCAATGCCTCAATTCAGTGACGCCCCCGGAGCCAGGTTGACCACCGCGCCCGACATTGACCCCGAGGTGGCGCGTAAGGCCAGGGAGTGGCTACACGGCACAGACGTGCGTTTCCTGCGCTGCCGCAATAACCACGCATTCCCCAAGCTGGCCCCGCGCAATGGCCGCCTCCGTAAGGGCATCACCGCCACGCCGGTCCCCCAGGTGCTAGGGCATTTCCAGATAGCCCAGGTCTGCCCCGACTGCGGAACTAAGCGGATATTCACCTGGCAGAGCGGCACGGACCTGCTGACCGCCAGCCGCAAATATCACTACGAATGGCCCGAGGGATACCGGATGCCTGTTGGCGCAATGTCTGTCCTCACCCTGGACGAGATACGCGCCGAGGCCCTGGAGCAGGACGGCATGGCGGCCCTGCTGGAGGCCGCCGCCGCAGGCTAGGCCGCCTCGGCGGGCAGGCGTATGGTGGCCCCATGGCCAGCCGTAAACAGGTGGCCGCCGCCAAGCGGAACCTACGCAAGGCCCGCGCCGCCCGCGCCCATCACCGCCCCCGCCGCGCCGCCGCCAGCCGCGCCAGCCGCGCCCGCAGCCCGCACGTCGGGGGAATCCACCGGAGCCGCGCTGGGTGGCTGACGTGAGCCTCACCGCCCGCCAGCGCAACGCCCTGCCCCGGTCGGCATTCGCCTACGCCCCGGCCGGGTCCCCCCGGTCACGCTGGCGCTACCCCGTCCCCACCAGGGACCAGGCCCGCCGCGCTGGCATCGGGGAACGCCAGCGCCAGGCGACACTCCGCAACGCCGTGGCCCGAGGTGCCCAGCGCCGGACCCTCGGGAGCTATGCCAAGGTGGCCCCCTCGGCCCGCCGCCGCGCCGGGGCCGGGTCCGCGTCCAGCCGCCCGTCTGGGCGCTACCGCGTCACCGGCAAAGGCCGCCCCTGGCGGACCACCGCCTCACCCAAGCGCCGGGCCGCCTCGTCCGGCCGACGCCGGACCACCGCCCGCCGAGCCCCCGCCCGCACGCGCCGAGGCGGGGCCAGGCGTGGCCGCAGGTGACCAGGGCTGGCTGGGTGAGGACGAGGGCTGGCCGCCGCCGCCCGAGCCCGCCGAGGTACTGACCGCGCCCATGGTGATAATCGACCTCGGCCCGCTGACGTTCGCCGTGGTGGCCGAGCCGGTCACGGGCCTGGTGGTAGACGCGCCGCCCGTGGCGCGCTGGACGGTCGGCCGCCACATAGACGACGTGCGGGCCTACTACCGCAGGCGGGGAGCCGGACTCCGGGGAGCGCCCGAGGCCCCGACTATCCGGCCCGACGCCAGCCGGTCCTGGGGAGGCCGGGACATTGTGGACCTGCCGCTGCCGGACGAGGGGTGAGCACCGTAATGGGCATGGACCTGCCCGAATTTGGCCGCCGCTGGCGCGCACTCCAGGCGGACCTGGCGCTGGCCCGCCGCGCCTACCTCAGCGCCACCGGGGAGGCCGCCCGCGTCTACAAGGCCGCCGTAGTGGCCGCCGCCCGTAAGGCCGACCTGCCGGGCCTCACCGTGGTCCCCGTGGTGGAGGTGGCCCACCACGTCCAGTGGACCCGTGAGGCGTGACCCGTGCCCTGGCGTGCCCCACGCGCCTGCCCCCGCCCTGGGTGCGGCAACCCCCAGCCCTGCGCCGACCACCCACCGGCCGCCTGGCGCGGGGGCCAGCGTGGGCGCGACATGCCGCCCGGCTGGCGGGCCAGCACCGTCCCCCGCATCCTGGCCCGTGACCCGTCCTGCCGCCTCGGCTATCCCGGCTGCCTGGGACGGTCAACCGAGGTCCACCACCTGGTCCCCTGCGTGGACGCGGACTGGGCGCTGGCCGGGGTCTGCCGCGTCTGCCACATGATCGAAACCCAGCGCCAGGCCGCCGCCGCCCGAGGGCAGACGGCCCGCTAGCATGATCCACAACCCAGGCCGGGGTGGTGGATAGTTGGTCCTTCCGTGCCCTGGCCTGGGCCTGTTTGGAATGCTGCCAGTAGCGGGGACGTTACGGTGAGGGATTCACCCACCGTCACGGAAGGACCACCGCAATGGATCACCGCTCCAGCGCGCCCACCCGCGCCGACCTGGACCGCACCCTGGCATTCACCGCCGTTATCGAACTGCGCCCAGGGCTGACCGCCGACGTTGGCGCGGGCCTCACCAAACGGCTGGCCGAGGCCATGTCCGCCGAGGACCCTAAAGACCGCTGGACCTGGGCGCGGGACTGGCTGGACCGCCACGCCCCGATCCGCCCCGCCGCCGCTACCGACCCAAGGGACTGACCCATGATCGCTACACCGGCAGATGACGCCACCGCCGCCCGCGTCCTCGGAGACGGCCCGCCGCCCCGCGTCCGCGTCCTGATCCTCTACCCGTTTGGCCAGGCCAATGAGCTACTACTGGAGGCCGACGCCGCCGAGCGGCTGGCCCAGATTCGTGGCCTGCTGGGTGGCTACGCCCGCCCGCTCTACGGGGACGGCTGGGTGGTCTACCTGGACGAGGACGGCCAGGCCAAACGCCTGGAGCCAAACCAGGACGCCACCCGCGTGGTCCGCCGCCTCGGGGGCCGCTGCCCGCTGCTGCTGGGGCCAGCGATATTCACCGGCCAGTCCAGACGCCGGGACACCGACGTGCCCGCCGAGGTGCTGGACGCCTACCTGCGCCGCGAGGTGGCGGGGGCCAAGGTGGACAGCGCCCAGGTGGCGGGGTCGGCTACTGCCTGCCAGCGATGCGGGGAAGGGGTGGCCCTGGTGGCAGGGGTAGGGGGGACCGGCGAGTATGTCACGCTGGCCCCGCCGCACGTCTGGACCTGCCGCCCGACCCTGGCCCTGCCCCTGCGCCAGCACGCCCCCGCCACCTACGCGGACGGCACCGACGCGCCGCCGCTGGACGAGGCCGAGGACTACCGCGCCGCGCCCTCGGCCGCCAACGTCCGCGCCGGGGACGAGGACCCGCCCGCCGACGCTGCCGCCTCCCCGGCCGCCGAGGACCCCGAGCTAATCCAGCCGCTCCACCAGTGGAGGCCACAGCCCGGCCCAGAGCAGGCCCCAGAGGACGCCTAGCCCAAATCACCGCCCACGCGGCCCGCAGAGCGATTCTGCGGGCCGCGTGGCGTTATCCGCGTGTCTGCCGACCTGGACGCCGCCGAGGCCCGTAGAGGCCGTTTCAGCGCCGCGTTATGCTGTCCTCGGCTGCCCGCCGAATTGGCACGCGCCGCGCCGGGAGGGGAGGGACCCCCGGCCGGAAAGCGGCCCCCCAGCGGATCGGACAGCCCGCGCCCGGCCCGCCAAAACCGCCGTTTCCTGGCCCTCGGAGCGGATCATGGCCGCGACTGGACGCCCCCCGATGCCCACGGCGCTGCGGCTAATGCGCGGGGGCCGGTCGGCCAGCCCCGACCGCGTTAACCATGGCGAAATTCAGCCCCGGCAATTGTCCCCCGAGGCCCCGCCCTGGCTGTCACCGGCCGCCGCCAGGGAATGGGACCGGATAATGCCGGACCTGGAATGCATGGGGGTGGCCACCGAGGCGGACGCCCCGGCCGTGGCCGCCTGGTGTGAGGCCCTGGTCCGCCTCCAGCTAGCCACGCGCCTGGTGGAGTCGGCCGGCTTGATCCTGGAGGGCCGGGAGGGGACCTGGGTTAAGAATCCGGCCGTGGCCATGGCCAGGGATGCCTCCCATGAGCTACGGCTGTGGGCGCGGGAGCTAGGGCTAACGCCCTCGGCCCGGTCGGGTATCCGCGTGGTCCATGAGGTCCACGGGGACGCTGGCCGCCTGCTGACGCCGGGCCATGGCTAGGCCCCGGCCGCGCCCCGCTGGCCCCGCAGCGTGGGTCCTGGGCGCGCTGGGGGCCTGCCTGGCCGGGCTGGCCGGGGGCCTGGTGGTGGCCGACATGGTGAATCACCCCCGTGACCTCTGGGGGCTGGTCCTGTTTACGGCCGGGAGCCTGGTGGGCTGGGCCTGGGACCACCGGGGGCCGCCGCGTGTCTGACCTGCTGCCGGTCTGCGGCTATGAGTTTGACGGCCCGAGGTGCCGACGCCGGGGGGACCACCGCTGCCGGGGCCGCATTAGGCACGTAGAGGCATTTTTCACGGAGCTATTGACCCACACTAAGGGGAAATATGCCCGCCAGGCGTTTATCCCCGCCCGCTGGCAGCGCCGCCGCATCCTGGCCCCCCTGTTTGGGGAGGTGGTCTGGGACGCGGCCCAGGGCCTTTACTGCCGCCGCTATCGGGTCCTCTACCTTTTCCTGCCCCGGAAGAATGGCAAGAGCAGCCTTATTGCGGGCCTCGTCCTTTACCTGCTGATAGGGGACGGGGAGGTGGGGGCCGAGATTTACGGCCTGGCGCGGGACACTGACCAGGCCAGCCTGGTTTACCGCGTGGCCGCCGCCATGGTGCGCCAGTCCCCGACATTGCGGGAACGCCTCCAGGTGGTCCCCTCGGCGGGCCGGATAGTGGACGAATCCACCTCGTCACTGTTCGCCGTGGAGGCCGGGGACCCGGAGGGCAACCTGGGATATGACCCCTCGGGCCTTTACCTGGACGAATTGCTCACCCAGCCAGACCGCCGCCTCTATGACGCCCTGCGGACCTCGTTTGGGGCCAGGTCCCAGCCGCTCATGATTATGGCCACCACCGCCGAGGACGACCCTGGCGGATTCGCTGCCAGCGAGCGGGAATGGTCGGAGCGGGTCCTGGCAGACCCGTCCCTGGACCCGGAGCGGCTGGTGGTCATGTTCGGCGCGGACGAGGCCGACGACTGGACCAGCCCGAGGACGTGGCGGAAATGTAATCCGGCCCTGGGGGATTTCCTGGAGGTCCGCACGCTGGAGGCGGAATGCCGCCAGGCCCTCGGCAACCCCGCCGCCGAGCGGGCATTTAAGCAATTCAGACTCAATATCCCCGGCAATAAGGTGGGCCGCGCCATTGACCTGGGGGCCTGGGACGCCTCGGCCGGGGAGGTGGCCGCTGCCCGCCTGCCCGAGGTGCTGGCCGGGCGGACGTGCTGGGCGGGCCTGGACCTGGCCTCCACGTCCGACCTGGCCAGCTATGCCCTCCATTTCCCCGAGGCCGGGAGCGGGGCTGCCAGCGTCATCTGGAGGCACTTTGCGCCCGCCTCGGCCCTGCGGGAGCTATCGCGCCGGACGGGCGGGGCCGCAGACGTGTGGGTGGCCCAGGGATTCCTCACATTGACAGAGGGAAACGTCATTGACTACGCGGCCATAACCACCAGCATGGAGGCCGACCGGGAAACGTTCGATATCCGAGAGGTGGCGTTTGACCGCTGGGGGGCTACCGCCGTGGCCACCGACCTAATAGACCGGGGATTTCCGCTAATCCAGATGGGCCAGGGATTCGCCAGCATGGCCGCGCCGACCGCCGAGCTATTGAGAATGGTAAAGGCTGGGGCCTACCACCACGGCGCTAACCCATTGACGAGGTGGGAGGCCGGTAACGCCGTGGCCCGCCAGGACCCGGCCGGGAATATCAAGCTGGATAAGGCGAAATCAGACGGGGGCCGGGGCTACAAAATAGACGGAATGGTGGCCGGGGTCATGGCGCTGGACCGGGCGCTGCGGGCCGGGGCCGAGGTGCCCGCCGACGATTACCAGGCCGCAGGATTCTAGGGAGGCCGCAATGGCGCTAATAGATGAGCTACGGGACTGGCGGGAGGCCGGGGAGCACGCCCTAGACGACCAGGCTAGCCGCGTGGACGTTTACCGGCGCTATTACCGGGGTGACTTTGACATGCCGGTAATGCTGGACACGGCCGAGCGCCAGGCGTTCCGCCGCTACCTCCAGCAGTCGGAGGCTAATTGGTGCAGCCTCGTCATTAACGCCGTGGCCGAGCGGCTACAGATCACCGGATTTAGGTTTGGCGGGTCCTCGGAGGCCGCCTGGGATATCTGGCAGGCTAACGGAATGGACGCGGACGCCGAGCTAGCCCAGACGGAGGGCCTGGTTTCCGGGGTCTGCCCCGTCCTCGTCCAGCAGTCCGACCGCAACCCCACGGGCGTGGAGATAACGCTGGAATCCCCGGACCAGGCCGTGGTCCTTTACGCGCCTGGCACCCAGCGGATAAGGCAGGCCGCCTACAAACGCTGGGAGAATGGAGGCGGGAGCCGCACAGAGGTAGTCATGCTGCCGGACGTGATAGCCACCTGGCACCCAAACGAGGGGGAGCCCGAGGTGGCCGCCAATCCCACCGGGGAAGTGTCAATGGTGGAGCTAATCCCCAACCCGCAAATTGGGGCCGCCCCGCTGTCGGAATTGCGCCCGGCTGTCGCCATTCAGGACCGGATCAATACCACGATATTTAATCGCTTGGTGGCCTCGGATTATGGGGCCTTTAGGCAGGTCTGGGCCACCGGGGTAAAGCTAATGCGGGAAACGATCGGGCAGGACGAGGCCACCGGGGAGCCCATTGTTAAGCCCGTGGCCCCCTATGATGTGGGGGCTAACCGCCTGCTGGTGAATGAGAATCCCAACGGCCGGTTTGGGTCATTCCCAGAGGCCACGCTGGCCGGGTATCTGGCCGCCGTGGAGCAGGATATCCAGCAGTTGGCCGCCATTACCCAGACGCCGCCCCATTACCTGCTGGGGCAAATGATTAACATATCCGCCGACGCCATAAAGGCCGCAGAGGCCGGGCTGGTATCAAAGGTCCGCCGCCGCGCCCTCCACCTCGGGGAGGCGTGGGAGGAAATCATGCGCCTGGCCCTCGGGATAATCGGGGACCCGGCCGCCACCGAGGTATCCGCCGAGGTCATTTGGAAGGACTTTGAAACCAGGTCCATTGCCCAGCTAGTGGACGCCCTGGTGAAACTGGGGACCATTGGCGTCCCCAGGGAAATTCTCTGGGAGCTATACGGGGCCACGCCGCAGGAAATTATCCGCTGGAGGCAGGTGGCCGAGGCCCAGGCCGCCCAGGAGGCCGCCGCCGCCGCGTCGGCGCTGGGGGCCGCCGACATTGCCAGCCTGCTGTCCGCCGCTGGAGCCCCGCCGCCTGGAGGTGCCCCCGCTGGCTAGCCCGGACCAGGTGACCGCCGCCTACCGCGCCGCCCTGCTGGCCCAGCGGGCGGGCCTGGCCGCCCTCGGCCGCCTGCTATTCGGCCGCCTCTACGATCCGGCCCGGCCGCTGTCCAGCCTGCGCCTGCTGGGGGCCGCCATGGCCCAGGCCACGGTCCAGGCCCAGGCCGCCGCCCAGGCCGCCACCCTCGGCTACCTCCAGGGCCTCACCGCCGCGTCCTGGGGGGTCCCCATGGCCCAGGTGGCCCCCTACGCGCCCAGGGCGGGCCTGGTGGGGTCCTCGGCCATGGGCCGCACCGTGGGGGACCTCGGCCAGATGGCCCCCGCCATCTACTGGCGCAGGACCGGGGAGGGCCAGTCCCCCGAGGTGGCCGCGCTGGCCGCCCAGTCCTGGCTAAACCGCGTGGCCGCCTCCGAGCCCTACCGCGTGGCCAATGAGCAAATGGTGGGGTCCGCCCAGGCGGACGACAGAATGACGGGCCGTTATATCCGTGTCATGTCGCCAGGTGCGTGTAAATGGTGCGTGCTAATCCATGACCGGGGCTATATCTACGCTCACGCTAGCTTTGACGCGCACCCTAATTGCCGCTGCACTGTCGGCCCGCAAATAACCGAGGTCACCAGCCGGGCCGGAATGGCACGGGCCAGGGCCGCCCTCGTCCCCGAGGCCGCGCCGGAAATATCGCCCTACCGGCTGGCCGAGCGGGAGCGCCAATTCAATGAGGCTATCGACAGCCGCCCCATATTCCTGCCGGGGCTGAATAGCGCCCGCCTGGAAAAGGCTAAGATTGCCGAGCTACGGGGAATCCTGCGGGAGGGGCTGTCCGGTATCCGGCCGGGCGTGGCCAGCCAGCTAATGGAGGTCCGCACCGCCGTACCGAGGGACCGCGCCTCTAACCGCGCCCTGGCGTTTATGTATCACCCGCCCTATAACGCCATGGTGATCCGCGCTAAGACACTACGGCAGACACCGGGCAGCGCCAGGAATGAATGGATACTGAATAATGAGCGGACGGACAGCACGGGGGCCGCCTGGTGGCCCAAGAATATCCCCGAGGCCAACGCGGGCCTTAAACAGACCGTCACCCATGAGCTAGGCCATTTCCTCCGAAACCAGCTAACGACCCAGCAGACCGTGGCCCTGGACACCGCGATAAATGACTACCTGCGGACCAATAACGTCTCCGTGGCCAAGGCCCTATCCCGGTATGGCAGTAAGTCCAGACATGAGCTAACGGCCGAGGCGTGGGCAGAGTATAAGCTGGCCCCCAATCCCCGGCCGCTGGCCAAGCTGGTAGGGGACACGCTAATGGGATTCCTGGGGAACGAATGACTACCAATGTGCCGACGCTATGTGTGGCCTGCGCCCGCGCCGTGGACCTCACCGGAGCGTCACACCCGGACGGGGAGACGGCGCTATGTACGTCCTTCCCCGAGGGGATACCGGACGCCATCTACCTCCACGGGGCCGACCACCGGGCCAGCCTGGAGGGGGAGCCGCCATTCCAGCTACGCCCCGACGCGGCCAGCAGACGGCTACACGCCGAGTGGCTGGCCTGGATGGGTGAGGCCGACTGGCCCGAGGGGCCGCCAGCGCAGGCCGTAGCCGCCGAGGACCAGGCCCCAGGATCGGAGACGACATGACCACCCCACCCGCGCCCGGCCCGGACCCCGCAGGCGGCCCCCAGCCGCCGCCACAGCCGCCAGCGCCGGTCCCCCCGGCCCCGCAGCCAGGCCCGCCGCCGAGCCCGCCAGCGCCCGCCCCAGCGCCGCCTGGGCCGCCCGGTAACGGTGCCCCCACCCAGGCCGACCTGGATAACGTCCGCCGCGCCCTGGAGCACGAAAAGGCCGCCCGTAAGGCCGCAGAGGCCAAGCTGGCCAAGGCCACGGCCGGGCAAATGTCGGACGAGGAACGCCGCCTAGCCGAGGCCCGCGCCGAGGGGGCCAAAGAGGCCCGCCAGGCCGCAGGCCGGGACCTGGCCGCCGAGGCATTCCGGGCCGCCTGCGCTGGCCGCCAGGTGGACGGGGCCAAGCTGGCCGAGGCCCTGGACTGGAGCCGCTACGTGGACGAGGACGGCAAAGTGGACCGCGCCGCCGTCACGGCCCTGGTGGACAGCCTGCCCGCGCCAGCGCCCGGCCATATCCCCGGAGGCCCGCAGGGCCAGGCCGCAGGATCGGAGGATTTCCTGGGGCTGGGAATGCGCCAGGGAATGGCCCCGCGCTGACGTTTCCGCACGTCGGGGGGCTGTGCTAGCGTGCCCCTAATGCCCCGGTCTGTGGCCGGGGCAGCCGGTAGCGCAATCCGGGCGTTTCGCTGTGGCTGTGCCCAGGCCCGGACCAGGTGGTGGCTGTGCCCGCCTGGCCGAGGTGACGCGCAAAGGCGGGACAATTCCCAGCGCGCCACCGGAGTGTTAAATGCCAGTCTCACGCTTTGAGGGGATTATCCCCCCGGCCTTTTCCCAGCAGATCATTACCGAGGCCACGCAGGCGTCCGCCGTCATGCAATTGGCCAACCGGGTCCCGATGGGCGTTAGCGTCATGAAAATGCCCGTTCCCAAGACATTCCCAAAGGCCGGATGGGTGGCCGTCGGCGGGCGTAAGCCATTCACCGACCTTTCCCTGGACACCGAGGAAATGACGGCCGAGGAAGTGGCGGCCGTGATCGCCATTCCAGACGTGTACGTGGAGGATTTCTCCATCAACATCTGGAATTACGCCCGGCCATTGCTGGCCGAGGCTGTGGCCGCCGCCATTGACGACGCCATCCTTTACGGGGTGGACGCGCCCGCGACATTCCCCACGGGCGGGGTGGCCGCCAATGCCGTGGCCGTGACCGGGAGTGATGCGCTGGACGTGGTTAATAAGGCCATGTCCGCCGTGGAAAACTCCGGGCTAAACGTGACCGGGGCCGCCGCCGATATCGCCGTAAAGGGCGCGCTGCGGGGCCTGCGGGATTCCAACGGGGACCCCATCTGCGGGTGCAACTGGACCAATGCCACGGAGATTAACAGTCTCTACGGCCAGCGGATCGCATACGTCCCCCTCGGCCAGGACAACCCGGACTTTTTCGTGGGGAACTGGCGCTATTGTTTCGTGGGCGTCCGGTCGGACATTCGCTACCTGGTGGACCCCAACGCCGTAATTGCAGATGCGGACGGGCGGGTCATTGTTACTGGATTCCAGGACAATACCACTCCCATGAAAGTGTGGATGAGGGTGGCCTGCGCCATTGTCCGGCCCGTGACGCGCCGTTGCCCGACCGGCGCAACGCCATTCGCAAAGGCGCAATTGGCCCCAGGGACCGTCCGCTGCGCCCCCGCGCCGAGCGGGGCCGAGGCCGCCGCTACCCGCCCAGCCCGCGCCGGGAGCCGGTAGGCCCATGCCCCTGGACTGGCACGCCTGGGCACCCCCCACGGACCCCCCGACACCGGGGGGGCTGCCCGCCGACGTGGCCGAGGCGATAGCCGCCGACTGGTGGAGCCGGGACCCCTGGCTGTGCCAGGCGTTGCTCTGGGAGGCATACGCCCTCCAGATGCCCGCAGAGGCCGCCGTCTCGGCCGTGTCTACCGGCGTCCAGTCCGTGAGCTACAGCCAGCCAGGGAGCCGCTGGGCGCTGGCCATGGCCCGCGCCGAGTGGTTCCGGTCCCAGCGGGGGAGCCTGTTTAGCGTCCCCCTGGAGGTCGGCCCGCCTGGGGTGGGGGTCCCCGTGGACTGGTGGGAGCGGGACCTGGAGCACCCATGGGACTAATGCTGGCCCCGGACCAGGTGGACCTCTACCCAGGTAGCGGCCAGGCGGACGCGCATGGGTGGGCGCTGCCGCCCGAGGCAGAGGCCGCCTGGTCCGGCCAGGGCAACCTCCAGGCCCAGCCGGGCCGGTCGGACGCCCGCGCCACGGACGGGGGAGGCCACGGCCCCTATGAGCCTGGCCAGTCCCCCAGCGCCGTCCTGCTGCTGCCACCCGAGGCCGAGCCGCAGGACGGCCAGGTGGCCATGATCCGGGGCCGCCCCTGGGTGCTGTCCCAGACGCGGCTGGTCCTGGACCCCCTCGGGGAGGCCGCGCTGGCCCCCGACGCCCTCACCTGTTACGCGGCCACGGCCACGGAGGTGGGGTCCTGGTGAGCGTCCGCTACACGGTCCTGGACCGCCGAGCCCCGAGGCGGGCCGCAGACGCGGGCCTGGCCCGGATAGCCGCCCAGGTGGCCGCCGACGCCGCCTCGGCCACGCCCGTGGACACCGGCCGCCTGCGCCGGGCCTGGCGGGTCCAGCGCGCCGTTCCAGGCGTCCGCCTCGTCCGCAATGACACGCCCTACGGGAGGTTTGTGGAGTACGGAACGCGCCGCCGCCGCGCCTCGGCCCCCCTCGGCCGCACCGTGGCCCGCTGGCGCAATAGGACGGGGTTTAGGTGACCCCGCCGACGCGGCCCCAGCCGGACCTGGAGGCCCACCTCTGGCGACAGCTAGAGGGGCTGGAGGGCGTTAATTCCTGGGCCTACTCCGTCCTGCCGTCCTGGCCGCCCTGGGTGGTGGCCTACTCCGTCCAGGTGGATTGCCGCCGAGGTGGCAAGCAAACGTCCTGGGAATTGGCCGAGCGATGCCGCCGCATCCTTTGGGACCTGCCCTCTAGGCCCTGGAATGACGGGGTGGTGGTCTACAGCCAGGTAATAGAGGGACCCGCGTGGCTGCCCGATGATGACGGAGCCCCGCGCTATATGCTCCGGGCCGAAATTCGCGCCCGCCCAAATAGGACCGCCCAGGGGGAGCCTGCCGGGCCGCTACTGGTCCCAGCGGGGAATGCCCCCGAGGTATCGGGAAAGGGATAGGAAATGACGACACCCGTAGCGGAATGCCTCGACGCCGATCAGGTGCAAGTAGGCACGCCAAATGGGCCGGGCATTTACATTGCCCCGCCTAACACCCCGCCCCCGGCCAATACCACGGAGGAATGGCCAGCCCCGTGGAAATGCCTTGGCTATTTGTCGGATGACGGCCCGACGGTCGGCCAGTCCACGGACTCCACGGACCTTACGCCCTGGCAGAGCGTAGCGCCCATTAAGTCCATTATCACGGCCCGATCCGTGACCATGCAATTTGTCATGTGGCAATTGCAACCGGAAACGCTGGCGCTGTACTTTGACACCGACGTACCGGCCGGGTCAGCGGGGACCGTGGATATGGACGTGAGGACGGACCAGGCGGGCCATACCTATGCTGTCGGAATTGACAGCCGGGATGGTAACCGGGTCCTCCGCATTACCTTTGCGCGGGCATCGCTCACGGACGCCGGGGATATGCAAATTCAGCGCGGGGCCGTGGTCCCCCTGGACGTGACGCTATCGGCGCTGGAGACAAACGGGGTCCTGGCCCACATTTCGCTGGGTCCGTCCGCCGCTGGCCAGGCCATGGCCGCGTCAAGCAACGGCACCGGGGCCGCCGCCGAGCCAGCCGCCCGAGGCGGGACCGGCCGCCGTAGCGCGCCTGCGGAGACGTGATGCCCGCGCCCCAGGCGGGCGCAAACGGGGCAGGGACCTGGGACCTGGACGCGGCCAGCGCCGCCGCCAAGGCCGAGGCCAACGCCGCGCCGTTTGTGTTCACCTACCACGGGACCCGCTACGAGGTCCCCTCGGCCAACGCCTGGCCCGTGGAGGCCCTGGACCTGCTCTCGGAGGGGGAGCTAGGCCCGGCCCTGCGGCTACTGCTGGGGGATGACGCCTACCGGGGAATGGTGGACGCCGGGCTGACCCTCGGGGACCTCAACCTGTTGTTTGACCAGCTAGCCAAGGCCAGCGGGATGGGTGGCCTCCCAAATTCGCCGCCGCCGCCCAAGCGCGCTACAGCCCGGAGGTAGAGGCCGCCGTGATGGCCGCCTATGGCGTGGACGCCCACCGGGTCAGCCCGCGCCGCCTGGCGGTCCTGCTGGACCAGCTACCGCCCTCGGCCCGCCAGGGCGGGGAGCCGTGGTCCGTGGAGGCCCACCTGCTGGCCCTGCTGGTGGACCATGTGGCCTACCTAACCTGGGTCCAGCTACGCGCCGCAGGGGCCAAGAATCCCCCGAGGCCCAGGCCGCTGCCGAGGCCCCCGGAGGGCCGCGCCAGGCCCGCAGAGGCCGTCCTGGAGCCGCCCAGGGCCGCCTCCGGGGCCGAGGGCTGGGACGAGGCAGCGCGCCAGCTAGCGATCATGCCGGGCGTGGTGGTGGAGCATGGCTAGCGGCTACAGCTATTCGGGCCTCCAGGTGGTGGTCAGCGCCGACACCCGCCGCCTGGCCCAGGACATACGGGCCGCCGCCACCTCGGCCGGGACCGACGCCAGCCGGGATATCGGGACCAGGTTTAGCCGGGGCCTGGCTGGCCTCGGCGGGGCCGCCAAGGCGGTAGGCAAGACCGTAGCTGTCGGCCTCGGGGTGGCCTCGGCCGCCGCTGCCGGATTCGCCGTCCAGTCCTTCCGGGCCGCCGCCCGCGTCGGGGAAATGGACGCCACACTCAGGGCATTGGCCAAAGCTAATAAGCAGTCCTACCCCGAAATGCAGCGGAGCGTTTCCGCTATTCGCGCCTCCGGTATTGAGGCCAGCGTGGCCCAGCAGGTGGTGGCGCAATTCAGCCGGAACCAGCTAAAGCTGGCCGACTCCACCCACCTGGCGCGCATTGCCCAGGACGCCGCCGTCATATCCGGGCAGAATAGCTCCGACACCCTGGACCAATTGATCCACGGAATTACCACCCAGAATAGCCTGGTCCTCCGCAATGCTGGCATTAACGTGCAAGCTGGCCAGGCCATGGCGGAATACGCCAAGCAATTGGGTAAGTCCCAGGCCGAGCTAACCTCGGCCGAGCGGTCCCAGGCGGTCCTAAACGCCGTCATGGCCGAGGGCAAGAATATAGCCGGGGCCTATTCCGCCGCGATGGAGGAACCGGGTAAAGTCCTGCGGTCCTTCCCCCGGATCATAGATGACATTAAGGTCAGCGTCGGTAAGGGGCTGGTGGACGCATTCGGCCCCATAATCCTAAAGTCCTATGACCTGGCCAAGGCCATTAGCCAGGCCCTCCAGCCCGGAGGCAAGCTGGCCCCGATGTTTACCGCTATCGGGGACGTGGCCAAGCGCATAGCCCGGCCGGTCGGCGCGCTGGTGGACCGGATAACCGCCTGGGTTAAGAATCTGGACCCCGGCACCGTGGACCGCATGACCGCCGCCGTTAGGCGATTCGGCCCGATCATGGCCGCCGCTGGCGCGGGCCTCGCCGTATTTGCCGGACGCCAGCTAGGGCAGAATATCCCCGTGGTCGGCCAGGCCCTCCAGGGCCTCACCGGCCCCCTGGCCAAGGTCGGGACTGGGTTTATGAAACTCCCCGGCCCGGCCCAGGCCATCCTGGCCATATTCGGCCTGCTCATGACCGTGAGCCCGGAATTTAGGTCCGCCGTCATTGACCTGGCCCGGTCCATTCTGGCCGCACTAAAGCCCGCGCTGCGGGACGCCGGGGGCCTGGCTAAAGCCCTCGTCCCCGTGGTGGTGGACCTGGCGCGGGTCCTCGGCCCCGTCCT